ACTACTTCTATTACCATATGCTGCATCCAAGTCTTTTAACACTTGTTCACCCGCAGGTGATGTAAAACACTGTTTATAATTATTAATTAATTCACTGTGTTCTTTGTGTAATTCTTCTAAATGTGCTATGTTATTTTTTGCCACTATTTACCTTGACCTCTGTATTTTTTAAAACTTCTTCTTTTTGATTTATTCATTTTACATTTACTAGGGTTACGTCCTATATTGGTTTTATGAAATATGCTTTCATGTTCTACACGTTCCTTTACTTTTGCCATTAACTCCTTGTGCCAATTTTAGGAAAACCTTTTTTCATATTGTCGTAATTTTTTGCAGAAATAGTGCTGTTCTTTTTACTTCTACTTGTGCCTGCTTTTTTACGTTTATTAATATTATAATATAGACCTTTTTTTGCCATTACATTAACTCCTGTTCTGCTTGTGCAGTAGCTTCAGACATAACATCTTGTACATCTGGGTCTGCAGTTGCTTTAGCTGCATCTGCCTGCATTTTGCCTGTTTGTGCTTGTTGTTGTTGAGCCATTAACATTTGTTGTTCCATGGCTGCTTGTTGTTGGGCTTCACGTTTTTCTGCAACGTCATCCCTAGATACAAGAATAGATTTAGGTACACCAAGTAGTGTTGCCCTCATTCTTATAGCTTCATCATGGTTTATATTATCCATAATACTTGGGTCTATTTGAGCCACGTTAGCTGCTAGTTGATACAATCTATCAATAGCTTGTGCTTCTTCCATACGTTGTGAACGTGCTAATGGCCCTACGTATTCTATATCCATCTTGGCTTCTTGTATAGCGTCAGGTATCGGGAGCAACGCACCTGCTCTAAACATAATGCCAAAAACACGTTCAATTAATGGGTTAAGAAATTCACTTTGGAATCTTCCTAACGTTGGCCCAAGAAGTCTTTGCATTAATTCATATCTAACTTGTACTTCAGTTGCTGTCATTTGTGGGCCTTCTTGCAACTGTAGTTGATCTGAATAATATGCTTGTCTAATTGCAGTTCGTAACTGCGTTTCTTTCATGTCTGTGATTTGCCAGTTACTGCCTGTCTGCAATGGTTTTATTGCACCATCGTTTCTAATAACAGTAATACCTGCAGGTGTAGTTCTTACTCTGCCAACAACACCATCATCCTGTACCAAAAGAGGGGGGTCAATTGCTTTTGCCCATGCTTTTAATCCAATCTCTACAGCTTTGTTCAAAGTTTTAATATCAGGTAGCGCATTATAGCTAGGTGATCTTCCATAAATTTCACCAGTAGCTTTTGCCCATCTAGGCACTAAGTATGGAAATTCATTGTAACCTCCTGCTCTAACTTTCATTTTGTCTTCAATACATACATGACAACTATGCACTGGTAATTTTGTAGCTGCTTTACCCATTGCACGTTCGTAATCTGCAGTTGGTTCTACTGCATGTATAAATGAAAATTCTTTTTCTGGTTTATTCTTAGCAGCGTCTAAAACTTTATCACCAAGATTATCTTCACCAAACTCTTGTACTGCTTGTCTAGCAGACATTTTGTATTTTCTGTAAACTGTATCAATAAATCCGTTATTGTTTTCTTGTATATAAAATTCATTAATGTGTAGTGTCTTAAAATGTATACCGCCAACTCCAAACCCATCTTTATGTTCTTCCACAAATAAACATCCAGTACCAATAGATGTTAGGTCTAAATACATTTCGTGTACTTCAGTGTTAAAATTTGCATCATTAAACGCGTCATACATACGTCTAGCAGTATCTTCCAACCACATTTGCGTATTAAAATCTTCGTTTATTGATTTATCTCTAAGTTTTATTGAGAACCAAGGCAGTGAGGGTGATGTAAGTGTGCCTTGTAAACTTGCTGACAACAATGTGTTTGCTGTAATGGCTGTGCTATCAAATAGCACTTCAGTTCTTTTTGAACCTTTAGAATTTATTGTAGTAACGTCTGCTTTACGTGGCATAACGTAATCAAGTATTTCTTGCCAATGATCTTCCCATGTGCCTCTAGTAGATTCCATAGAAGCAAATCTTTTTTTAATATAATCAAAAGGTGTTATGTTATCGTCCATTACGTTATTGTTCCGCCTAACATTGTTTTTTTAGTTTCTGCTTCTTCGTCAACTCCTTGTGCAGATGTTAGTATAGTACCGTATTTACCTTTTTTCTTAGTTGCAAGCATTTTTGCTTTTTCTTTTTCTAGTGCCGCTTCCTTTGCTTCAGTTTTTTCTTGAACCGAATTGTCTACAGGTGGTGGCATTTGTGGTTGTGATTTTCCGCCCATGTTATTCCTTTATCCATTTACATTCGTCTTTGAGCATACCATAAACTGCTGCATCAACGAATTCATTTTTTATTTTCATAACTTTTCTTACTATACCTTCTTTTGTCCAACCTGTACCAGATAAAATGCGCTCGTTTCTTTCGTACCCATTACGACAAACGGCTGTCATTCTTCCACAACCAAGTTGGTTAAAACCATAGTCAAATACTGTTCTTATATTTTTTTTGTTAAATAATCTAGGTGTTTCTAATGCAAGATGTACGTATATGTTATGTCCATCCCAATCTGTAAAAAGAAACCCACCTAGTATTTTTTCATCTTCTATAAAACCAATATAAGAAAAACTATCGCCTATATCTGCAGAAATAAAGCATTTTTCTTTTAGATATTTACCAATAGGTACACGCCATTTGTCGTCTGTTACGACTTCAATCATATTACATTATCCGTAATTAACTGCTTTGCCTGTTTTCTTTTTCTTACCTGCTGTAGATGAACCACCTAATACAGTTTTTTGTGTATTAGCTTCTTCTTCTACGCCTGCAGTAGTTGTCATTACAGTTTGGTCACCAGTACCATACCCAGACCCTAGTGCTGTTTTCTTGCTATCTTTTGCAGATGCTGTTGCTGCTGTTGTTGCAGGCTTTACAGGTGCTGCTGATGCAGTTTGAGCAGGAGCAGGTTGAGGTGGTGGAGGTGCTGCTTTCTTAGGTGCGATACCCAAAGTTCTTGCAACAAATCTTACAAATCCGCCCATAATTATCCTTCCTTATTGTTACGCAAATACATTAAAACTACTGTCTGAATATAATTGCTTTGGTTCATAGTTTTTTACTCTCGCTTTTCTGACAGACATTACGGCATAACGTGCAGCCGAAATAACGTCATCATGCTTAAATACGATTTTACCATCCTTACGATGGTACATTCGCAATTCCTCTAACAACTTACTCTGATTATTAAAAATTTTCAATCTATTAGTCATAAACCTTGTATACATTTCCTGTACCCCTGCTTCTACAGAGATACCACCTGTGTTTTCTTTTTGTCCTTGTTGTGGTGGATTTGTAAAATGTTCACGTGTCATGTTTACGCCTTCATTACGATATTGTTCTGTTAAACTTTTACCAGAACCTTTGTCTGCTTGCCTTCCGTCCATTGGCCATATAACAGGAATCCATTGTCCACGCGCTTTTACAGCACTTGCATGTATAGGCACAGCTTCTTGTGACATTGCATATGTATCGTAAATATAAATTATATCTGAATCTCTATCCCATGCAGCCCACGCTGCTGCTGTCGGGTGATCCCAACCAAAATCAAGACCACAAATCCTAGGCCAATGATCAGGCATATTAATCGGGTCACATACCATATCTGATTCAGCAATAGGAAACACTAAGCCTGAACCTAGTTGTGGTATACCTTGCTCACGCATCTTACGTTCATGCGGTGGTAGCGCAGCTAATATTTGCTGACGCACTTCTTTAGTCATATGTGGTGCATCATCCCACCCCGCTTGTATAAGCGCTTGCCCATCCCGAAGATCATTAACAAACTGCGCTACAGTTTCAGTCATACCGTTTTCTGGTGTAAATGTCATGTAAACAATTCCACCTTTATCGGCTGTCCTCGTTAGGGATTGAGTATAAATAGATGATGGTGGTTCTTCATCCAACCATATAACGTCTAGGCTTTCACCCATCCATTTTTCTTTACCCATTTCGTATGCTTTAAATGCTAATCGTGACCATCCACCTGTTACGTGTTTTACAACAAGACTATTCATTGCATTAGGCACGCCTGCTTTACGTACTGTTTCGCCAATTAATTTTAGCGGTATAGACCCCGTACCCCTAGCACTGGGGTCGTCTGGCTGCCCAACCAGTTCCTTCTGGCAGATGTCACGTGTCGTTTCATTAGATGCTCCACCTGCCCACGCCCTAATAGGTCTAACAAATTTTCTACCTTGCCACCAATCAGGGTATAGCCCTGTTAGATGATATGCCATTTCCATAGCACCAGAGAATGATTTGCCTATACGGTTACCTGCCATAAGTAAGCGTTGTTGTGCAACTTTATTATGAAATTTTTTTTGATAATCGTACGGTTCGTACCTAGCCATTGTATTTGTGGCTTTTCTGTATTCTAGTTCTTTGGCGATTTCTACCGCCCTTGCTAATGCTTGTGCTGTCATAGTTTATACAAATCATCGCTATGTACCATTATCCAAAACCCTTTACGGTTTTTTTCGCATAATACAACAACAGGGGTTTTACTTTCAGCATCTGCTAATTTTTTTGTATCATCCCACAATGTTACTGCCGTATGCTTGGCACGCAGTTTACACTCAATAAATAGGCTTTCATGGATTACATCTGCTCGTGTAATTTTGCTGTTACCACCAGATAGTGCATTTCTATCGCCATCAAAGAATTTAGCTACCTGTCGTTCTCGTTGTTTCCATGCTTTATCGCCCATAGTGACATAATACACACAACATTAACTTAACGCAACTCCCATGTGATAGCTGTTAACTTAGGTTAATATCTAAATATGCCCTCCACTGTGCGGATGAAAGCATTATATATAACAAGCGGAGGCGCTTTGGGGGGTGGGGGGGTCTGTTGCGCGCGTGTGCCTGTGATATGTGATGCCGTGTTCCCCTGTGTATGTATATGTGAAGCATTATGCGTACGGTATCTTTAGCAAGACCGCGCAGACATGTAGCCTAGCGGGCAAATGCGCGTGTGTGTGTGCGATGAACCTTTTTTCTGTGAGGTATGGCAAGGCTAACCAGTGTGTCTTCCCCTATATAGGTATAGGAGTAATGAGCAGTATACTGTGTTAATGCTCTGTGCTTTTACTAGACCCCGCGTTGATAGATTGCAGCAGGTGGTCAAGTTCGGTCTGTAGTTCTTCGTCAGTACGTTGCTTGGTTACGTCTTCTACTTTGTGTACTGTCTGGTGACCTGTCCTGTCTAGTATGCTGTTGATAGCGCCTAACTTGACAGATGCCGCAACCTTGTCGTCTGTGATCAGGCTCTGTAGTTTCTCAACGGCCATGGGTACAGCAGACACCAATGCAGCTTTTGTGGCTGTGTCAATCTCATTGGCTAGCTTGTTCTTCAGTTCATAGCCCTGTTGTTCAGCAGTAGCTTTTGAATAGCCCGCCCTGATTGCAGCCTGTGTTGCATTGCCTATTTGACTAAAGTAGTCAACGAAGGCTTTTTGCTTATCTGTCAACGTTTTTACGCTCATACCAAACATTATAACCTAAAGTACCTATAATGCAATAAATAAGGTAAAATTAATTCTTGCGTATATTTTTAAATTAGTTTAAACTTAACCTGTGTTAATAAATAAAGGAGTAACAATGAGTACATGGACATACAACGATGGTGGTGCAGCAGATGCAGGTTACACTGTCAAAGCAGGTGATTGCGTATGCAGATCATTTGCTATCGTTAGCGGCAAACCTTATGCAGAGGTAGCAGCGTTGATCAATCAACTTGGTTCTAAGGAACGTAAAACCAAAAAGCGTAGAGGTAAGTCAACAGCGCGGTCTGGTGTTTACAAACCTACAACCAAACGTCTTGCAGCTATGCTTGGACTTAAATGGACACCAACAATGTTTATTGGTCAAGGTTGCAAGGTGCATTTAAAAGCAGATGAATTGCCATTGGGTACAATTGCTGTGTCTTGCAGTAAGCATGTAACAGCAGTTATTGATGGCGTAATTAATGACACCTATGACCCTTCGCGTAGTGGTACGCGTTGTGTTTATGGTTATTGGAGTAAATAACATGAAAACATTTTTAAACGTATTTGGTGCAATTGCTTTGGCTGTCGGATTGATGGCCATTGCAGGCAGTGCCAATGATTGTGATGGCAAGTGCATGGAATATGCTAATGACTTGCCCACAATGTTAATGGTGGTCGGTTACGGCCTAATATCAATGCTTGGCGGTGGTGCATGTTTGTACACCGCTAGCAAACTATAGGAGCAACAACATGAGTAAAACTAAAAATCAATACTGGGATGAGATTGAAAACAACAGCCACAATGATGACAGTGCGCAGGCAGCTATTGCAGAGGGTAAAGCGCAAGCAGCTACACTTGCATCACAAATTGTTGATGGTTTAAGTGGTCAGGAATTAATGTTCTTGGCAGAAGAATTGATAGAGATTGATCAAAGCAAAGCAGAAGCGCTTGCATCATCTTTGTCAGCAGCAATACAGGACAAGTACGTCAGCGATTTGTCAAACATCACAAAGTCAAGCAACACTGGTGGTACACACTTACACGGACATTTAAACAGAACATATGATCAGCTTGTCAGCGTGTTTGGTGATCCGCATTTCCGTTACATACCGCGTGCAGGTGCAGAGGATAAGATTGACGTTGAATGGTCGTTTGAGTTTCCTGATGGTCGTGTCTTCACTGTGTACAATTGGAAGAATGGCAAAGCATATTGCGGACATCAAGGCGAGGACGTTGAACACATAAAAGAATGGAATGTCGGTGCGCATGGCATGAGTGCTTACCATAGCCTAAAAGAGTTGCTAGACATGAAACTTGGAGCAGAAAAGAATGGATAACCCGTTCTTTAGTGTTGGCAAAGTGTGGGTTGAAAGCGTTGTGAAAGATCATTTAAAAGGCCTTTCGCCCACACAACAGCAACAAGCAATTGATTACTTATTAAACAATAAGCAGGAATTACATATCGGTTTTGATGATGGCTTGCGTGCTATTTTGGATGATTGGGTAATCAAACAAAACAAAAAGTTAACACCGTGATTTGGCGTTTTGGTATTAGTGGCGTGCTGTGGACGCTTTCAATCTATCTTGTTGTAGTAGACAGGAACACATTGGATGCGTCTATTGTTGCGCTTTGGGGTGTCATAAATATATGGCATGCAATAGAAGAAAACAGAAGGACACAACATTATGAAGAAAGAAGAAGCAATAAAAAATCTTAAAAAACTAATCAATGAAGATGACACAATTTACTTCATTGTCAAACGTGTATCAAACTCTGGCATGTACAGGCATATAGACTTTTATAAGTTCAACGTTAAAGATGAATTTAAAGAAGGTGAAGACAGAGTGCAAAAGGTGTGGTTAACAAGCATGATGTGTGATGCTGTTGGCTACAGGTTCATAGACAAAACAGGTTGCATGGGTGTATCTGGTTGCGGCATGGATATGGGCTTCAGTGTTATACACAATCTTGGCCATGTATTATTTAATGATGGTTACAAACTAAAACATGAACAGTTATAATTATTCGTAAAATAAATTGTTCCTTGTAAACGGGTTGGATGGATTTATCTGACCCGTTTTTTTATCTTCATACGCTAACCAATCTTTCACAATCTGCAGCAGTTCTCTTTGTGTGCCATAATTACCTTCAAACTCTTTCGGGCTTGTGTGATAGCCATATGTGCCACGGTGGTGCATGTAACAAAGCGGTATTACGTCAAAATGACTAGACCGTCTGCCCATGCCTGTTTTATCTTTTATGTGGTGTATCTCTGCGGGTGAATCGTAATGGCCTAACGTGGCACAGGCAACGCAACCCAAATCAGCAACGCGTGACATGTGTTTCTTTTCTTCAATGGTTGCCTGTTTTTTTTTAGCCATATTTTTTACGCTCAATGGTTTGGTTAATCATGTTGGTCTTCCATTTCTCAAAGTTTATATCAACAATCTTTTTTTCCCAAGCCCATTTTAATTCTTCTTCAACAGCAATACCAAGCGCTTCAATGTGTTCTTTGTAACGCGGGTCTGCTCTGGCCTCACGTTCTTGACCTGCAGCAGTCTTCTCACCTTTGAGCATGTATTCTTTCATAAGATCGGACAGCATTATCTGTCTACCATGTTCAAGCACAGTAAGATTACGTTTTGCGGCAGCATGTTTCTTGCCTACCTCACGCAACGTGTGCATTTGTTGTTCTTTAGCGTCCTCTGACATAAGCACCCCCATTTGATTTGGCTTTCTTTATTTGCAAGTGGCGCAGGTAGCCTTTGACCTCATCGCCCACAGGTTTTGGCATTACACGTTTACTGTGTGGAAAATGCCCAAACTTTTCTTTGAATGTCCAATCAGCCCAACCTGACTTATAACCTTTTTGTCTGCTATGAAACAAAAGTTGTGCGTAAAAATCTTGCTTGTCCTGTGCATTAACATCTGCTTTTGGTAACTCAACCAAACGTCCTTGTTTGATCAATACCTTCTTGTCTGCTTCCGTTGGTGCATGACCACACACAGGGCAAGTTCTTAATATCCTTGTTGGCTCATATACAGCGTTACATTTAGTGCAAGTAAACGGCTGCTTATCTATTTCTTTTCGTTCTTTGTTTTTCTGTCGTGTAATTTTATCTGTTGTTAGTTCCCAATCAGGCACATCTTCAGGGAAACCGTGTTCGTAAACACAGCCTGCATGGTCAATAATCAATGTATCTTTCTTGCCTTCAAATGGCCTCAATGATCTACCAACCATCTGCAAGTACATGCCGTATGACTTTGTAGGTCGTGCAAGTACAACACATGAAACTTTTGGTTCATCCCATCCTTCGGTCAACACTTGGCAGTTAGATAAAACTTTAATCTTACCATGGTGTAAATCATGCAGCACTTGTTCACGCTCTAGTTCATCCATGTCACCATCAACATGACCTGCAGCTATGCCGTTATCATTAAATATTTTAGATATGTATTTACTGTGTGCAATTGATGTAGCAAACACAACAGTTGGCCTATCCTCTGCATATCGTAACCAATGAGTAACAAGATCACCTACTAATTTAGGTGTGTTCATGCGTTTGTTTAGGCCACGTTTTTCGTAATCACCTGCCATAATCTTTAAACCTTTTAAGTCTGGCAATGTAGGTGCAACAACACGGTTAGGCACAAGGTAACCCTGTTCTGTAAGTTTTCGTATGCTACCACACTCTATCAAATCATCATAAATACCGCCCAAACCTTTGCCATCGTTACGTACAGGTGTTGCAGTTAAACCAATAACAAACGCATCTGGGTAATCATTGATAAGTTCTTTAAATGATTTGCTTACACTACGGTGTGCTTCATCTAATATAATTACATCTGCATATGGCTTGTTAAAATATTTATTATCTTTTCTAATTGTGTAAGTTTGTATGCTTGCAACCTGTGTCCTTGCACCAATGTTAGCTGATCTGCCTGCCATAATAACGCCATGGTTCACATCAAAATGCCTTAGTTTATCGCTGCATTGATCAATCAATTCACGTCTGTGTGCTACAAACAAACAATCATTACTTTTTTCAACAGCAGCTTTGATCATTGCACTAGCTATTACTGTCTTACCGCTACCAGTTGGAGCAACAAGCAACAGTTTTTTATTACCTGCTCTCATTGATTCACGTAAATTATCAAGTGCTGTTTGTTGGTAATCTCTAAGGTGCATATCTATTCCATATATCTTTTACCTGAAACAATACTTCGTTGTGGTTTTCAGGTGGGTTACAAGCGTTTGCAAATTTTAATGCTTCTTCATTTGCATATTCCATGCTTTCGCCACGCTTTCTAATTGCTATCAACATCTTTACCAATGCAGCATGTCTGTCACCTTTGCCTACACCGTATCGTAATGTACCTGAATACTTGCCTTGATACATTGATGGTTGATAATCTGTTTTAATTGTAGCTTGTTGTGGTCTTTGTAATTCAAGACCATCACGTATCTCTGCCATTGTATATGGTGTATCAATGCCTTGCGCACCAATTACTTTGATTGGATATGGCTTTGTTTTATTATGATAAAAACCTGCAAGTCGCATTACTCTTGGCAAGTCTTTAACAACTGGGTCTGAATTAAACTTTGCAGCTAATGCTTGCTGATACAATGTAAATGATTCTAATGGCATATCACTTACTAACCAATAACAATGGTATTTATCAGGCGATGTATTTAAAATAAAATTAGGTTTTAAATTAAAATGATCGGGCAATGGCGTGCCATCTAAATCTATAAACACAGCCCTAACTTTTGTAATATTTTTTGTGGTTCTGCCCTGTAAATCTGTCTGATTTACTGTAAAAAATACACCTGCACCTTGTTTGTTAAGTGACCACAATTCATCTATGTGTTCTTCCAACGTGCCATGTAACTGTCTAATTATTTTTCTGTTCTTACCCTTGTCACAAAACGTTTGGAAACTGTGATGTGTACCAAATGCTTGTATGAATATGCCATGGTGACTATTTGGATTGTACTTCATCCTTACCCCATCGTTTGTCAGCACCTTTTTTGCCTGCAATCTGTCGTTTTTTACGGTTCAATGCCTGCTCTTTACGTTCTTCTTCTGCCTGTAAACACACTAAGTTTTGCCCATCATCAACTTCTTTGAACATATGTTTTATAGATGGCCACATGTATTTAATCTTATCCAACGTGCAGTTACACATCTTTGATAGTATTTCAAAATCTTTTGGTATCTTAAAACCACGCCAACAATGGCAATACAACAGTATGTACGCACCCTGTTCTTCAAGTGACATTTTTAATCTGCTAGGTTCGCTTATCCAATCATTAGCGTAAAATTGAAACGCAGGCGATTGTTCATCTGTAGATTTTTTTCTCATTGTTACCTGTTAATTTTCGTTAATGATTTAATATACAGAATATGTTAACCTATGTCAACCCCCCCCAAATATGGTTGTGTGTGTTTGCTCTATCTTGGTTGGAGTTGAAGGTGTAGTTGAAGGTGAAGGTGAAGATGAAGGGGATTGATTTGCCATTAACAAACTGATGGCACACTTATAGATATGCCATAGCTTTGCCATAATGTAAGATGATGATGGGGGATATGCAACAATGAGATAAAATACATACCCCCCGTGCCGTAGTATTTTTAGCCTAAGATTATTGACCTACACCCTGCGGCTGCGGTGCAATTTCATCTGCGTGTTTTAGATCAGGACGTAAATAGTCTAATTCAAAATCACCAATATCTGCTATTTGATACGCACGCAAAGGCGGTATTACTTGCCATTTAGATACAGCAGGATGGCTAATATTAAGCATACGTGATAGGTTTCTACCACCATACTTAGTTACCACCTCTTTCTTACGTTCTTTTGCAAGTTCATATAAATTCATCATAATAATCCCTTATTAATCTAAGTACATCATACTTATAAGATTAACAAATGTCAACATATAGCTTGACTTTGGTAACCTACGTTAATATAATATAAGTTCCAATAGTAAATATAAAAAAAGGAGTAGACATGAGTATTATTGCGAAAACAGTAGACAACGAAAGTAAGTACCCTGAAGTAAGTACAGGCGTACACAAGGCTAGATGTGTAAAGGTCATTGATCTAGGCACACAAGAAAACAACTATGATGGACAGGTAACATGGAAACGTCAATGTATGGTTATCTGGGAAGTACCATCTGAAGTAAACAACAACGGTGAACCTCTAACAATCAGTAAGTTTTATACGCTATCGCTGCATGAGAAGGCTACACTTGGGCAGGATTTATCTGCATGGCGTGGCCGTCCATTTACTGAAATGGAAAAAAAGGGCTTTGATATATCTAAGTTATGTGGTGTAACTTGTTTTATCAACGTAATGGAAGGTAAGAACGGTAGACCACGTGTTAGTTCTATTATGCCATTGCCTAAAGATGATGAGATCAAAGAACAATACCATGAATCTGTGGTGTTTTCTGTTGATGAATACCAAAAAGGCAACAGGGAAGAATTTAACAAGTTAGCTGATGGTATACGTAACATTATTTTGCGGTCAAAAGAGTTACAAGATACGCAAGACATGGGTGATGGGAACAATGGCGCTGATATGCCTAACCTTTCATCTGATGAAGACATACCATTTTAGGGGTTTATTATGAAAATAACTAACAATGCTAACCTGCCTGCTGCTATTGAACGTGCGGTAACTAATGACCCATATGATGCAACAGGTAGTGACATTTCTGCAACACGTTTGTTGCAACCACCACGCATAACAGCGTTAACAAAGCGCCATTATGATGATATAGAAGAAGACGTATCTGATCGTATATGGTCATTACTAGGGCAATCTACCCACCATGTAATAGAACGTGCTGCAAAAGACACAGAAGACCTTACAGAACGTAGAGTGTTTGTTAAGAATAGCAAGACACATGGATGGACACTATCTGGTACGTTTGACTATTTATCACGTGATGGTGAATTGCTTGATTTTAAGACTACATCTGCATGGTCAGCTATGGATGCTGCATTAAAAGGCAAACATGAATGGGAAGCACAGCTAAATATACTTGATTGGTTGATACGTAATTCTTTGTTTAAAGAAAATGATGGTATCAAAGTTAAGTCTTTAGCTATTGTAGCTATACTACGTGATTGGTCTAAGAAGAAAGCATTAACATCCGTTAACTATCCTAAACATCAAGCGGTTGTTATACCAATTGAACGTTGGTCACCTGAAGTGCAGGACGTATATGTAAGTGAACGTATACAACTACATCAAAATTCACAGGCTATGGATGAACCACCTATATGCACACCTGAAGAACGTTGGCATAAAATGGATGAATATGCTGTGATGAAAGATGGCCGTAAGTCTGCATTACGTTTGCTACCTACACGTAATGAAGCACTGAAGTACCTAGCTGATAACAATATGAAAGAAGGCAAAGGCTGCCACATTGTATTGCGTAAAGGTGAAGATACTAGATGCGCCCACTATTGCAGTGTTAATAAATACTGTAGTCATTGGAATAATGTGAGTTTCTAATGGCTTTTAAATTAACAAAAGACCCTATTGTAGCTGCCATAATTAAACGTGCTAATGATCGTTCAAACGAAGGCATTGAGAAGTTTGGCACTACAATAGCGGATGCAGAAAAAGGGTTACACAGTTGGATTGATGATGCACAAGAAGAAGCATGGGATTTAATTGTGTACCTTGAAAAGATAAAAAGCATCTTACCTAAGTAATGGATTTAATTATATTTGTTGATGGCATGTACCAGTTAGTGCCAGTAACGCAGGATTTAATAGGGTCTATTAGTCTTGTAGATGAATTTAATTTTATTGATTTATGTGATGTGTTGCGCTTACATCTTACAGAATACCATGACTATCCTATAAACGAACATCACATGAAAGATGGTAGCGGTTTGTTTTATGGGTGTATCATGCGCTAATACAACTGACTATCCAGTTTAATATTAACCACCCTAACACCAGTAATATAATCCACCCTTGGATTGTCTTCATTAATTCAATTCAAAATGCGGTGCATCTATAAATGGTCTACGTCTTTCTGAACGTCTTTGATCTATGTAACTATTCATTGCATCTTCCATAGACAAATTCCAATCTGCTATGTTTGGCACTGTCCATGCTGCACCCCATCTAATTCGTACACCTTGATTTTTAGCAGCTTCACGCATAGCTTCTGCTACATCATCATACACGTTTAGTTCCCATGTACCTCTGCTGCCAATGTAAGCCATCAAATCTACAGCATCACCCGTAAGATGCTTTGACTTCATTGTTTGGCTTACACCTTTTTCAACAAGTAACTTCTGTTCTTCTTCGGTACGTAGCCCACAGATAACACCAAAGTCTACTTTAGTTAGTTCTATTGCTTCCATAACCACATCAAACAATTCTGGCTTGACAGGCTCTAGTCTACTTAAAGATCGTTCTGATAGTTTAAATGTCATTTAGTTAATCCTTTGCTTTTTTCGTAACTTCTAAGGCCGCCCAATCCTAGCATACCCAGTAAAACGGTCATTAAACTGTCCATGTCAAATGCAGGCAACTCTGGTATTTCTACGTTAGCCCACCCTGCTCCAAATAAAATAATTGGATTAAGTACAAAATGGTACAATAATGCAACAGCGCAAATCCATCCTACAAATGGCCTCCAACCTGCAACAAACAAACTTCTATGTTTTGCTTCTGCTTGATTGACAGACACTTGTGCCATTGCAGCTTCATGCGCTTGCTTCTCTGCCATAGTAGCAATCTCATGTGCTAGTTTATTCTTAGTATCTTTGTCTTCAATAAATTTATCTAGTAGACCTGTTACTGGCCCTACTAAACTACCCAATAGGTTCATCATGTTTAGACCTCCTTTTAGCTATTTGATTAAATCCTATGAACGAACCAATAACACCCATGTTAGATAGCACCCATATTTCAGCAATACCTGACAGGTGATCTATTCTTTCCATAGGAATCAATGGTGTCATCAATACAATAATAAATGCAGTAACAGACAACGCAGAAAACCAAACTAGATAACGCTGCTGATCTTGTTTTTTGTCTTCGTTTTCAAGCAGCACTAACTTTTGTTTTATTTCAAACTCTTTGTCTGACACTATACCATCACCATTTGTATCAAGTTTTTCGTACACACTACCCTTTTCCAGTTTCTTACTCATGTCCATTTAACCTTGTTAGCCCACCATGCAGCACTGCTCTTACCTTTTGCAATGTTCTTAGCGTGCCTTGACTTAAATGCTTTTTTTTGTTTTTCATTTTGATTAGTCTTTGCACCTTGCTCACCAAACCTAATAGTTTTTAAATTACCATCAACCTTAGTTACTACTACATGTGATTTGTTAGGATGGTTAGGTGTACGTTTAGGTTTATCTACCCCACTTACACCTACAGATTTAAGTTTATTACCTAATACTGTTGTTGTACTCATTTGCTCATATCCTTTAACAATGGGTTTTGTAACGCATCACGTAGCCTTTTATTAAGTCTTTCTTCCAATGCGTTTAGTTTCTCATCTACTTTGGCAGTACGCTCATCAAACCATTTTTTAGCTTCTTGTATGCTTTTACGGTTTTCGCCTTCAACCAAGCGAATACGTTGCTCAACATCACCCAAAGCCTTTTCAACAGCGATAACATCTGACCGTAGATCATCTTTAATATCTTGAACATAGTCTATTGCCTCCTCTAATTTAGTTTCAAGCACAGCATTTTTAGCCTCAATTGCACCAGTATCAAGGTTAGCTAGCTTTTCCTTCATGTCTGTATAATCCTTATACACTTCAAAGCCACCATACAGCGCACCTATCAAAGTAGCTGCAGCCATTAGTAAACCAAGACCTTTGCCTCCTTTGACTTTAACGCCACCTACATCTAATTCTGCCATTGCATTTCCACCATATCGTTCATTAGTACATCTGATGCACCCATCCACCACATGCCATATGGATTGTCGTAGTTGTCACCACCATCAATCTCATAGACAGGATAGAATTCCATTGTTGGTAATGATACCTGCGTATAGGTATCAAATAATTTTACAGCTTGCGATTGTTGCATTACGATAAGCCTCGTTGTTTCAAGTATTGTACTGTAAGCAATAGCTGTACTTCCTCTATCTGATTTCTTCTTATTATCGGATTTAGGTTTCTTGGGAGTATCTCTATCACTTCCCCCTGTTTCATCTTTAACTTCTTTGCTGTTTGTATTAGATTCACTTTCTGAAACTTCTGTTTGTTCTGGTTCATTGCTTTCGCCCTCTGCTTCTACAGTTTCTACTTCCTGTGTTTCAGGTTCAGGCTCTGCTTGTGCTACTTCAATTGGTTCTGCCATGTCAGTTTCTATTTCTATTTCTATCGGCTCTACTTCGTTAATAGCTATATCAAACTCACCTGTACTTGTTTCACTTATCTCAACTTCAAATGTACCCATACCACCATCAAATGTTTCTAGTTCCATTTCAAATGTAACACCTGCATCTACAGTATAATCTGTATAATCTACTTCTATAGGTGGTGGGGGTGGGATGTATTCTGAATCATACGCATACTCTTGCGTGTTCAGTATTGATGTCATTGTAACATTATTAATTATAGTATTAATAACTTCAGTTAAATGATCGTATGTTAAATTAAAATATGTGTTGCTAAATGCAGGGCCAAAGTACCCGCTATAATATCCTGAATCCATACCGTACAATTCTAACTTTGCAGTATCAAAAGTTAGCGCTGATACGTCCTGATTAAAAGTATAGTTTTGTGTTCCTGTCCAATTCATACTTGCATAGTTATGTGTATACGTTTGTGATACTACACCATTATTAAGTAGTTTTACAGTTAACTTAAATTCATCTTTACAATCATTATTAGTAGCTGAACACAAAGGTACATTGGCATTAGAAGCATGTGATGTTACGCTGCTGCCATAGTCTAATTCTTTTTTATTAGTGTAATCTGACACATCAAAAGTATAGGTTTTACTACCTCCACTTTGATTTTCACCTGCTGTACAAAAATCTACACTGCCTGCCCATGAACAATTAGTAGATATATTAACGTTTGTCTGTGTAGCTGTATCTATAAGTTGATCTGTTTTTTCTGTAATAACAATAGCTGTTGTAGTTGTTGTTTGTTGTACTGTTTCCTGTACAGTTTCTTCGTAT